CTTTTTAGGGCGATTAATAAAATCACGGTTTGGTTGCTGACCATCCATTGCACCGTTCATATAGGCAGCGAAGAATGAAGCATAGTTAGTAATATCAAGGCAAGAGTCTTCGAGTGATTCGAAATTTGGTTGGTAATCCGGATCGAGTTCCATTGCTTCGAGCACTGACTGCATTCTAAGAATTTTAGCACACATAATATCAAGAATAGTTGCGCAACCACGTGGATAGTAGTCAGCCTGTTTCACACGTGAATTAGGGTTTTGATAATCATTACCTTTTTTGATTTGAATTTCAGCTGCTTTTTGTAGAAATTTAATTGAAAACTTATCTTTCATTTGTTAACCTTTCAAAGTTATAGATTTGCGGCCTTGGTTTGCAACAGAATATTTGAAACGCCGTGGTTCAGTTTTAGCATATCCTGGTGAACATTTAACAACTTTACCACCTTTATTAAGATAGTCGTTTACTAATTTTTCAATTTCAGATTTATGCATCTGTTGATTCCTTTCTGTCTCGTTGGAAGATGATTTCTTCGATTTCTTCTAGAGTCTCTCTGCATGTAGCTAATAGAGGCGAGTCTGATGCAAGAATGAGTTTTTTAGCAGCGAAGATTTGATCGTAACGATCTAGATCTGTAGGGATTTGATTAGCGATTGTTTGAGTGAAGAGGTTCATTTTTGTATATCCTTTGTATGATACCACACTATCACAGTTTTAAGGCAATGTACACGGTTAATTTCACTTTTATGCGTTTTTATATGCATATTCTATAGCTCTATCAGCTTCTACATTAAGTGGTCTTTTTTCATATCTACGAGTTGTTTCGTTATCAAGTTCCCTTACTAATTGCTCTATTTCGTATGCAGATATTGGATATTGTTTTTTGATAGCACTCAGTGCAGTTGATACCATAATTTTATATATCATTGCGTATCGACCAGAGTTATCAGTACCAGATATAGTGAACCATTCTTTGATATGATTCTTATTTATAAATGGACAGTCTCTGTAGCCAGACCAAACTACATTAGTATTTTCCATCTTAGTTTTACGATGTTCAATGATTTGAGTCTGCATTTCTGGTGACAATCTATCCATAAACGATTTAGTGCGTTTTTCTGTATATGCGTGCTTGGCCATCAACTCATAAGGATCAACGTTATTGCCTGTATTACTAAAAATAAAATTGTTAGCATTAGCATACGCTGCAGGGATGTAATACATTCGAGATAGATCTTTAGTTTGTCCATCTCCGATTTCACCGAGTTCTTTATTGAGGGAGAACCAGAAATGCTTAATCTTAATAGATTCAATCGTCGAGCTAAGTGGGAAGACAAGTCTAAACTTTGGATGATCAGTCGTACTGCTAGCAGTGCTATAGCAAGTGTAGTGAAAAGCACCAAAGCGATTGTATAATTCATTCTTTAAGTTTCCTTGAAACTCATGATCATCAACATCAACAGCAGCCCAACTTGACCAATCCAAAACATTTTTGTTTGCCCGAGTCGTATCATCAACATAACTAGCCGGTGATATAAGTTCAGCATCTCTTTTACCCTCTCTTGGAATTTGTGATAGTTTGTACAATAGCTTCTCAAATTGAGAGAAGCTATTGAATTTCATTTTACGATTAGTTTTGTTATCGTATATAGATTTAAAGAATGTCGCTGAGACTTCCATGATTACCTCTATGAGTTGGTGCAGTCCATCCTTCAGGCTTAAGCAAATCAGGTAATCCAAATGGATTTGGACGACCAGGCTTAACACCAGGAGATTTAGTCATATTAGCATTAAATACTTTTGTCCACGCTTCATTGCCATTAACACCTAATACTTCAAGAGTACCAATAGCAAATACACACATATCAATTAGACCGTCAACTACTTCTTCAGCATCTTTTGCTTCGATAGCATCCATGGTCTCGTCATATTCTTCTTTAATCATTGACATACGAAATGCAAGATATTTTGCCATCAATTCTTTGTTATCTTTATTGGCTTCGAACCAATCATTGACACCAAACTTTTCGTGCATTTGCTCGATGTCATTAAACCATACTTTAGTCATTATATTCTCCTGTTATCATGTATGCTATTATACCATAGTCCGATGTAATTGTAAATAGCTCATAGTGTATTTCCAATCGATTGCTCGAAAAACTAGGTTATTTTCACCTCTTTTTTCGACAGCCTTAGCTATTTCGTAATCATTGCCACCTTCGTCTATATTATCGCCATAGAACCAGATATCATCGATAGGTGAAAAATCTGCAAGTATTTGTGCTTTTGTATTACCCTTAGCTGTAATATCAATACCGGTTTCCCCCGCAATCTGAAAATTAAATTCAGGAAATAGATCAGACAATCGTTTACTAATACTCTTACGCTCTTCAGTTTGTTCATCCCATGCCACGTATTCAGATCTCTGTAACAAATTAGAATTTCTTCCTAAGATCGAAAAATTAAATAAACCAGGACGTTCTTCTATATGTATTCCTGTTCTGATTGGAAACTTACTATTAGCTATTTCTTTATTTAAATAACCCCACATTGTATCAGGTAGTTTGAGAGTAGAAGTACGAATATTTTTACCACGTTCCCATACATCATTACCAGAACACTGATAGTTGCGTTTTGTCATACCCCAAATGACATCACCGACCTGTTCTTTCGTTTTTTGAATATCGCTACCTGTTACTAAATACACTTTATTTAAAGTACAAAAATCAAAGAAAAGCTTTGAAAACTCTTCATCCATTTTTCCACGACTCGGAGTAAGAGTGCCATCTACATCGAAAATATAATGTTTCATCCAAAGAAATCCTCTAATGTTGCTTGTTCAGTAACTGACCACCCTACAGCATCTAAAATTGGCTCAAGTGGTTCAAGAAATGTTTTTTCAAATTGCTTATCATAATCTATATATTTGTTTAGATGCAACGAATCTGGCAGATAATCAGGAAACGAAATCACATTTTCTCTAATAGGATTAGGCACTTTAAGATAAGTAAACTTAATCTTTTCGCCTTTCTGAATCATGTCGTGTTTCTTGCCGAGCGATTTTTCTTTGATTTGATTATTATAAAGAAGAGCACCACGTACGTGAATAGGTGTGCCTTTCTTATAGATGAAACGGCGGTCTTTCCACTTATCAAGTTCAGATACACCTCTTGGAAACGAAACCTTTTCAGCTGATAACGATTTGAATTCTTGCTTAAAATCATTGATAAACTTACGTGTACTTACTTCGTTGCCTTTAATAATAATCTTAAATACTTCTTTAAATTTATCTCGAACAACTTCAGGCGTACTTGACTTAATAGCTTCAATACCCATGATCTTAAGTTTTGGTTCAGCGTATTGTACACCTTCATTATTGTGTACGTTTAGAATATATCTTTTCTTTGCTGTCCAGATACCACGATCAGCTATAACTTCTCTACCCATTTCCATACGTGGAGTATAGGCATTTAACTTATGAAATAATTTATCATAAGCTGCTGCGATCATAGGCTCGAAGTGTGTCTTACAAATTTTGTCCAATGCTTTAACAGGATCTGCTGGCGCCAGTTTAGCAACAAGAGGACCAAAATTAATATAGACTGAGTCAGTGTCAATAGCAATAACATAATCTTTACCTTTCGTTTTAAGAACTTTATTCATTTCAATATTGATAGCACGTTCGGCCCATTTGATTGAAAGCTGACCAGTAAGTGTAACACTTTCAGCAAGAGCGTTATCAAAGAACTTGAAGTATTTGTTTGCCATTGCACCATACAAGGAATTGAGTAGGATTTTAATAGCCATTTGATTATTTTCAAGTTGGTTGATTTCAGGCTCAAGAGACTTATTTTTTGTTTGCTCGTATTCTTGTTTTACTTTCAACATTTTTTGTTTGATCACACTACGTTCAGCATAATACTCGACAATCAATTCAGGAATAATGCCTTGCTTCTTTTTACTGAATGGCACACCACTTGCACAAATTGAATATTCATCACTCTGAATATCTTCAGAATCTAAATAGTGATCGACACCCTGAGGAAATTCATTCCATGTTTTGTCTGTGATAATAGTCTCGGGTGAGATATTAGATTGAACAATAATATTTGGATACAGAGAATTCAAATCGAAAGATACTACCCAATCGTACATACCAGGCTTAGGAGGCTTGACATAACCACCAGCAATAGTACGTTGAGCTTCTTTAGCTCCATGAGCATCATAAGTTTGATTATCTGGATTACCTACTAAGCCGTACATACACTGAGATATTTGCTCGACTGGCGGTATAATACCGTTATTTAAAAGTCTACGATATATAATCGATTCCCATATAGAAGTAGTACCAAACGTGTCACTTACATTTACACCACCTTTATACGCCATAGTTAAGACTAAGTTGATTAACCCCATCTTTTTATCGATACGATCAACAAGCTGAACGTCTTTAATATTATAATCAATAAATTTCTGATGATCAGCTTTATACAAACTATGAAGATTACCATGCTCTTCATACGATAATTTATTTTCACCGAGAACAGTGTAAGCAATGTGATCGAGCTTATATGATTCTTGAGGACCATAAGAATAGCCAAACTTTTGAAATAGCTCAATATAGTCAGCAATTTGTATACCGTCTAGCTCATAACCAAATTTGCCACTCTTTACACCTCTAGCAGAACCAGTATGAACGCGATCCCATGGTGAAAGCTTTCTTGCGTTTACTGATTCTATTTCTTCTTTGTCACCAGGAATTTCACCGGTTAGGCGACAAATTCTGTTAACAAGATAAGGTATATCAAATTTTCTGATATACCAACCAGTAACAACATCTGGATAGTTCTTTGTCCAATAGAGAAGAAACGAAGCAAGCAAAGCCTGTTCGGTATCACACTTATGATATTTAATTAGATCGCCATCCATATCGAGTTCAGTCTTAGTCGAATCATATTCGTCTAGGCCCCAGACTTGATAAATTGATGACTTACTTGATTTCAAAGCAATTGAAATAATAGGATGTAATGCTTCGTCTGGTGATGGAAAACCATCATCAGAAGCAACCTCAATATCAAAATTAACTATGTTGATATGGTTTTGATTAAATGATATATCGCCTGGAAAGTTATCAGTGATATATTGATGAATATAGTTTCGAGTGCCATAAACTGTGACACCTTCCATATCTTTATACGTTTCGAGTAATTCTTTACCCTGACCCATACGATCGAATTTATATTGATTTAAATATCTGCCATCAAGAGATCTATACTTAGATGGATCTTTTGATGCCAGATAAAATGTCGGCCCAAACTTTTCACGTTTTTGAATTCTTGTACCATTAGCTGTATAGCCACGATACAAAATTTCACCAAACCGACGATGTAGATTAACTGATGTATAAAAATTATTCAAGACATTCCTCCGTTACTGGAGTAATTATATCATAATATAGTAGCTATGTAAATGCTTAATCTTTCTTTGAGACAAAAGAATACATTTCTTTGGCCTTTGCCATCATGTCTTCAACTGAATACATTTTATACGCATCTTGCAATTCTACCATATTTTTTTGACCTTGATCATACATATCAGTCGCAAGTTGAATATTCATTTTATATTGTTGATCCATATAGTCTTTAGCCATTTGAAGCATTTCAGCTCTAATTTCAAAAGGGTTTTTCTGTGTCACGTGTGTGTTCCTTTAATTATGTTCGCCATTATTTTGACGTCCGTTGTATCCATCAATTCTAGTAAAAGCTTTAGGATTTCTTTTTGCTGTCTCAAAAGTACCAACTGTAATTACAATAGCAGCAAGTAAGAGCGTATGAGCAATTGCATTGATTCCCCAAAAGGCAATACTACCTATATACATAGAGCATATAGATACCCACATCCAAGCAAGAATTTGCATGATAAGGTGTCTAACTTGTAAATTAGGGATATTTTTTAGTGGATTAATTTCAGCGTTCATAACGCTATTCCACGAATCATTAATGTATTCTCTCATTTATATCTCCATTGTGCGTGTGTTAATAGGGGCAGTTTGCCCCTATTTTTATTTTATAATCTTACAATCATACGATTGTTTTGATATTTGTAATGGTACTCCACCTGCATGAATACAAGCTTGATCCCACGTCTTCTCGTTGAATTTAGAATATACACCCACAAATCCTACGATAATACAAACCAAAATTAAGGAAGTCATTAAAATAAATGATATTACCCCTAATTTGTCAACCACCTCGGCTGACACTGATGTATTTGCTATCATGTTTATACAGCAAACATAAGTAGCAGGGCAACTAGAAAACTAAATATTCCAAGTGCTTCTGCAAATGCTATACCTACAAACATATTAGCGTTTTGTTCAGCTGATCGGTGAGGTAAGGCCATAGCTACGTTCAAAAATGAACCAACTACTTTACCGACTCCTATTGCTGCTCCGCCCATACCCATACAAGCTAAACCTGCACCGATATAAGCACCCATAGTAACAATATCACCTTCCATTATGTAATCTCCCAAGCTGATCCATGCAACTCTTTGCAGCTTCGACTTGACCATTTCTTGCCAATTCCGCTGCCGCTCTGGAGTAGCCCACAATCTGGAAGTACCGTTCGAATACAGACCAAAAACCCGATGAGGGCAAAGAGACAATAGATGTTACGTCTGTTGCTATCACCGACATTAAGACCATCCTTTTAAGTTAGGATTAGATACTGATTCGAGATAACGATAATTTGCTCTTCGAACAAATTCAACATCACCTCTTGCAATTGCTTCAATATCACCTCTTGTGATACCAATGTCATATAGTTCAGAATCTTTTAATCTGTATAATTCATTTTGAGTTACTCTAACATCATTTCTAAATTTTAGATACTTCCAAAATGAAGATAATGATTCGATGATTAGTTCAATTGCTCTCGTTGAGTAGCTGTGAACTGTTAATATTACTGGTGTCATTTGATTTTTCCTCGTTTTTTCCAATTGAAATTTTACGAGGACGCAAAGATTCTGGGACAACATACTTCAACTGAATTGCTAGTATCCCGTCTTGAATATCCGCTCCGTGAACGTGAACGTGTTCAGACAATCTGAAGGTCCTTTTAAACTTCTTAGTACTAATACCTCGATGAATAAAATCTCTTCCTCTCGAAACGTGTTGACCACTTATCGATAAAGTTCTATCTTTAACTTCAACAGATAATTCATCTTTTGAAAATCCAGCAACAGCAAGTTCAATAAGATACTCGTGCTCACTTGCTTTAATAATATTATGTGGCGGATAATGATCCGCTGCATGCCGAGCCGTATGTTCTAGCTCATTAAATAGATGATCAAATCCCACAAAAGATGAACGTGGAAATAGTGTTTGTATGCCTGTCATTTTGGTTTCTCCTTTTCCAAGCAAGAATGTTCTAGGGCCAGAATGATCTGCACCCGCCGATTTGGACAACTCCTACGAATTGCCTCTACTATTATATATAGTATTTTATTTTTGAAAGTACATAGCTAAATAAAATTATTTTCTACCAATATTATATTTTGGACATAGTTCCCATTGGTTTTTATCTTTAAAAGAAATAATCTTAATCTGTCTAAGTGGTGCTACTGGCAAAGCTTTACTAGGATTATCAATTGTAATTAATCCCCAATCAGAAATAAGAGTAGTAATAGTATTTCGTCTAGCAATATCAGTCTCTTCAAGAGTAGATTTTTTACCATCAAGCAAAAATAATTCTTTGAAGTGTACGATGAAATAACGACCTTGCTTATGTAAAATATGGCAAGATTGAAATAGTTTCTTTTCTTTTCGGGATGCCACGCCAATGCGTGTAAGAGTTTCTCTAACTTTTAGA